CCGGGCAAAATCAAGCGCATCCCCGCCGAGATCCGCCGCGAGGCCCGCGCCCGCCTCAAGCACATGCCGATGTCGTGGGATATCCCACGCATCGCCGAGGATCTGGGCGCCTTGCAGAATATGGAAAAGCTCGAAGAGCACTACCGGAAGGTCTTTTGGGAGGAAGTGAAGCGATGAGCGCCGGCAAAGGCGACAGCCCCCGTCCGGTCAACGGCGACCGCTACCGGGCCAACTACGAGCGCATCTTCGCCAAAGAAGACTCGCTCTCCGACATCCTCACCAAGGTCCGCGAGCAGTTCCCGTATCCCACCTGGATCTGCCGCCCCTGCGGCGAAGCCCACGGCCGCGGCATGCCCGCCGGTCACGTCTCGACCTGGCACGAAGACCGTTGCGGCGTGTGCGGCAAGGTGACTTCCGTCAGTGAACCCCGCGATTTCGGCCACCTAAAAAAATGGCCCATCCTCCCAAAAAACCCTTGATTCCTATGCCAACACATGCCAACATTTGCCTACAGATCACGCCACGACAGAAAGCCGTAAAACGTCATGGCCACTGAGCACCAACCACCACCACCGCCCGAACACCACATCACCCCATGGCTCGAAGAAACATTTCGCTTAGTCGATGCAGCCTGCGACCGCTGGGAACGTCGCCGCGCACAACTTGCCCGGAGGAAGGAAGAAAATGAACGCGCTCATTCTGACCTACCTCGCGCTGATCGTTCTGACGTTCATTGTCATAGTCGTTCTGGAAAACAATGACGACGGAGGCGCCGCCTAAAGTGAAACGCACCGTTCCCCAAAGCCCCGCCACCGAGCGCACCGTCCTCGGTTCGCTCATGGCTGATCCCAAACTTTGCGACGAAGTCTCCGGCATCCACGCCGACCTTTTCTACACGCCCGCGCATCGCCTCATCTACGAGACCATCGCCGAGGTCCGCGCCGAAGGCGGAACCGCGAACGTCATCGCCGTCACCCAACGCATTGACGCCCAGCACAAGCTCAACTTCGTCGGCGGCGCCGGTGCCCTCACCGAGATGCTCGGCGACTACGCCGGAGGCAGCGCCGCAGTCGAATATCACGCGCAAACCCTCCGCGACCTCCACGCCCGCCGCCGCATCATCGACGCCAGCGTCGCCATGCAAGCCGCCGCCCAGGACATGGCCAGCGATGCCGACAGCGTCCTCCAGCAGGCGGGCGAAAGCGTCCTCAGCCTCAGCCTCACCACCGCCACCGACAGCATGCGCGCCCCCAGCGCCATCGTCCCCGGCCTCCTCGAAGAGCTAGAGAGCCTTATGGCCGGCGGCAAAAAGCTCGGCCTGCAGACCGGCATCCGCGACTTCGATCAAGTCACCGGCGGACTCCGCGGAGGTCAGCTCACCATCATCGCCGGCCGCCCTGCCATGGGCAAAAGCGCCCTCATGCTCAACATGGCCGACAACATGTCCCGCCGCGGCATCCCGGTCGTCTATTTCAGCCTCGAAATGCCCGCCACCGAGTTGGCCGCGCGCGTAGTCCTCGGCCGCGCTGAGACGAACACCGAGATCATTCGGAACGGCTTCCTCACCGCCAGCATCAAACACCGCATTTTTGATGCCGCCACGCAATTTTCCACAGAACCCCTCTATGTGGACGATCGCGGCGGCCTCACGCTCCTCGACATCCGCGGCCGCGCCCGCCTCGCCGTCCGCCGCTGGGGCGTCAAGTGCATCTTCGTTGACTACCTCCAGCTCGTCAGTCACTCCGGCGCCCAGTCCCGCGAGAACGAAGTCGGCTTCGTCTCCCGCGGCCTCAAAGCGATGAGCATGGAGTTAGGCATTCCAGTCGTCGCCGCCGCCCAGGTCAACCGCCAAGCCGAGAACCGCAGCGACAACCGCCCAAAACTTAGCGACCTCCGCGAGTCCGGCAGCATCGAGCAAGACAGCGACATCGTTTGCTTGATCCATCGCCCCGCTTATTACGCCGTGCAAGACGAGGAACCGGAAGTCCAAGACGCCGAGTTAATCGTGGCCAAGCACCGCGCCGGCCGCACCGGCACGCTCAACCTCACATGGCGTCCCTCGCTCACCCGCTTTGAAGGCACTGCGCCGGTCGGTCGCACCAGCGACAGCGATGGCTCGGTTTACGCGCCGGCGAAACAACTCTGGGAGGCCATCAATGAATAGCGAAACGCTTCGCCGCCGCGGCATGTCCCGCCGCTGTGGCAGGGCTTGGAAGTATTCGCGTCCAAGCTGGCCGGTTATCGCGCAGCTTAAGGATGAACGCGCCTATGTCTGGGGCGGAATGTGGATTCACCCATGCGGCATTAGCTACCAAGAGCCGCTCAAGGACGGATTTGAAGAGGGTTGGGGCGAAGAGCGCTGTAGCTGCGCACTATGCTCGGAATTTCGGCAGGAGTTTTGCTCATGATCAACTCCCGCCAGAAAGGCGCCAGCTTTGAACGCGAGGTTGCCAAGGCACTGACCGTTGAAGGCTTTCCCGCCAAGCGCGGAGCGCAAGTCTCGCAAGGTGCCTGGGGCGTCAGCGCGCCCGACGTGATCGTGCCCTGCTTGCCGGGTTGGCACTTTGAATGCAAGCGCCATGGCCGCGCGCGGTTTGACCTGAACGCCGCCATTGCGCAGGCCCGCCGTGACGCCGGCACCGACCTGTGCGCCGTTATCCATCGCCGCGACCACAGCGAGATGCTCGTCACGCTTCCGTTCAACGAATTTTGCACGCTGCTGCGCCACTCCGACTTTCCTATCCAACCACAAACACAACCAACCACACAACCATGCCAAACAAAACCCTAACCACACCCGTGGGCATCGCCCGCTATCCTCACCTCAACCGTCCCGACACCAAGTTCGACGACGTGGGAGTGTTCAAAGTCAACCTCGAGCTAACCGCCGAGGAAGCCGAACCGTTCATCAAGCAAGCTGAGGAGCTTTTCTCCGCGTTCGTCGCCGAGAAAAAAGCCGAGCTGAAAAAAGACAAGCTCAAGCTCCACGCCGCGCCTTGGGAAGACAACGACGGTCTCGTTCAGTTGAAGCTCAAGGTCAAAGCCGTGGGCAAAGACAAGGCCGGCGAGACCTACAGCCGCGCGCCGAAGCTCTTCAACGCATCCGGCGACATCATCACCGACAACATCGGCGGCGGCAGCAAGATCCAAGTCGCGGTCGTTCCCTACTGCTGGTACACGGCCACCTTGGGCGCCGGCATCACGCTGCAGCCCAAGGCCGTCATGGTGCATGACCTCGTCACCTGGGGCGACGGCGGCAGCGCCGTGGCCTACGGCTTCGACGTTTCGGAAGCCAAGCCCGCCGCCCGCAAGACCGGCACCGACGACGAAGAGATCACCTGGTAACCCTCATGCCAGCGAAAAACACCACAAGGGGGGCGGCAAAACGCCGCTCCCCTTCCCAAGCCGCACCCGCACCTGAGCCTGACCGCTATAACGAGGCGGGCCAGAAAATCGTCAAGCTCCAGAAGCTGCGCAGCCATCAAAAGTATCTGCTTAAAGATGGCTCGCAGGTTCCCGGAGCGTCCACCATCTGCAAAGTCGGCGACGACCAGAGCAACCTTATTCACTGGGCGTGGAATCTGGGAAATTCCGGCAAAGACTATCGCAAAGTGCGAGACCAAGCCGCAGATGTCGGCACAGTCTGCCACTTTTTAATCGAGTGCTATTTCCACGGCTGGGAACCCGACCTCGGCGAATACGCACCGGCCGACATTGAGCGCGCGCAGATTGCCTTTGCCAACTTCCTGCAGTTTTGGAGCGAGCAAGAGCTGACCGTGCTTGAGCCGGAAGTGCAACTCGTCAGCGAGGCCCACATGTTTGGCGGCACCATCGACGCTCCGAGCGTAGACAGCAAAGGCCGCATCGTTCTCCTCGACTGGAAAACCAGCAGCGGCATCTACACCTCGCAGAAGCTGCAGCTCGCCGCCTACGAGCGCCTGTGGAATGAAAACCGCCCCGAGCAGATCGTGCAGCGCCGCGCCGTTGTCCGCATCGGCAAGGACCGCGCCGACGACCACAGCATCGAGTGGATGTTCAGCAGCGACAACGAGTGGGAATACTTCAAGGCCCGCTTGGATCTGTATTACGCCGGCCAACGCTACAAAAAAGCCGCCTAATGCAAACCGCCAAGCAAACACTAGACGCCGCATCGTCCGCCGTTTGCGGAGCGCGCAACGAGGACTACGGCTCGCCCGCGGATGATTTCGGGACGCAGGCCGAGATGTTCTCCAGCTACCTGTCGCGCACCAACGGCGCGCAGGTCTTGGTCACAGCATCCGACATCGCCGCGCTCATGATCCTGGTAAAGATCGCCCGCCAAGCGCACTGCCACAAAGCGGACAACTGGATCGATGTCGCCGGATACGCCGCGTGCGGCGCCGAGTGCGATGCCAGACAAGCCGACCTCGCCTAAATGCCCCCGCGCAGAACCATCGCAATCGTCCGCAAGAAGCTCGGCCGCGAAAAAGCGGACGGCATGACCATGGGCGACGGCAAAGTCTACATCGATCCCCGCCAGAGCGGCGCGGACGAGCTAGACACGGTTCTGCATGAGCTGCTCCACCATGTCTGCCCCGACATGAGCGAAGAGGCAGTCGCCGAGAAGTCCGCCATGATGGCGAGGTCGATGTGGAAAGACAAGTGGAGGCGCGTCCACGAATGACCGCCGCCGGCTACATCCTCATCGGCCTCGCCTTGGGCGTAGTGCTCGGCGCCTTGGCTTCCTACGGCGCCATGTTTGCCTGGGCCATCCGCTACGGACGCGAGGAGGATGCGGAATGACCAGCGCAATTCTCATCGCTCTGGTTGGCTTCGCTTACTTCGCCGTAGCCATCGACCAAGCATTCATTCAACACAACTTTTGGAATGGCATTGTGTGGTTTGGTTACGCCATCGCGCAAATCGGCCTTTGGCACGTCACCGTGCAGCCCTGACTTTATGGAGAAGTACAAAATTATGACGCCCGAAATCGAAGAAATCGACAAGACGATCGTGCTGCTGAAAAGCCAGCGGCAGAAACTTGTCGCCAAAGAGGCGAAGAAAAAGGCCGATGCCCTTTGCGCCGAGATGCGCAAGCGCAAATCCAAATGACTTATAAGTTGCAGGCTCAAGCGGGTTCTCGCCGGCGTTCATGTGGTGTGACGCCGCGGACCATCTCCGGGATGCCCAGCTCCACCGAGCGAGACGAGTGGGGCGCCTGCACATTCTTTTTGTCCGGGCAGCGTAGTAACCGGGGAGCACCGTATGGTGTATCCCGTGGTCGGGAGAGGGATACGGCTTATCGGCCCGTGTCGGCCTATAACACGGCACCCCACTACCCTCGTCACCATGGCAACCCGTGTGCTGAAAAGGTGCGGCCGCACCGTTCCCGGCAATCTTTCTGAAATCTCAAATTTCAAATCTCCAATGATCCACGAATTCGCCCGCCCCGTTCCCGTCAAGACCCCGCTCGGTCTTGGCTCGGTGTGGTATGTGGAGTCGCAGGGCGCCTATTTCAACAACATCTACGCCGTGATCCTCGAGGACACCGGCGAGACGCGCTACATGCGCAGCGATCAGTTCGTCGTCTTGGAGAATCCCACGATGGACATCAAAAATTTGGGCGCTGGCACGGCTTAACAAAATCGGCCCTGGGGAGGGTCCGAGCGTCAACCAGCCAGCGCCCATCTTATTTCCGTGAACGAGCACCAGACACGCTTCAAGCCCACACCGCACCCCGTCATGCAGGTCGATCTCGACTTGCTTGAGAAACTGGGGCCGGACGAAGGCTGGAAATACTTAAAAACGAGGGAAGAGCTGATCGCCCGCGAGGCATCAGACCCGTTTCGCTATGGCTACATCCCGCCGGTGTGGAAGCGCGCGTCCGAATTGCTGGAAAAACACCGTGAGATCCTCGTCATGGGCGGAAACCGCTCGGGAAAAACGGAATGGGCGGCGAAAGAAGTCATAAAAACGCTTTATTCCAAGCCCGGATCAGTTGTTTGGTGCTTTCAGACCACCGCGCCCAACTCCATCGAATTGCAACAGCCCCGCATTTGGAAATATATGCCGCCGGAGTGGAGGACGGCGAGAAAAGGGCAGATTACGAATATAACGTACAGCGTTAAGGGGGGCTATACAGAACAGAAGTTCGTGACCCCACAAAACAGTATCTGTGTTTTTCGCAATTATTCGCAAGACCCGAGCACGCTGGAGGGCGGCGAAATCGATTTCGCTTGGGCGGACGAGCTGGTGCCGCTGGATGTCCTCGAAACCCTCCGTTTCCGCCTCGTAGACCGAAATGGCAAGCTCGCCGTGACCTTTACGCCGGTCGAAGGCTGGTCGCCGACCGTTGCTGACTATTTGTCTGGCGCCAAGACCATCACCGATACGGACGCCGAGCTGCTCCCACTCAAAAACGACAAAGGCGAGATCTCCGGCTACGACAAAGTGCCCATCGAGCAGATCAATCCCAAGGGGCGCCCGATTCTTTACTTCCACACGCAGTCAAATCCCTGGGCCGGCTGGTCCCGCATGAAGAAAGAGCTGCAGAGCGAGACCAAGGAAAAAATCCTCTGCCGCGCTTACGGCGTCCCGACCAAAGCCATCAGCGGCCGCTTCCCGCTGTTCAATCCCAAGGTCCACGTCATCCGCGCCTCGGATGTCCCGCAAGGCACCCGCTACCATTGGGTCGATCCGGCGTCTGGCAAAAACTGGGCGATGATCTGGACGGTGCATGACACATCTGGCCGCATCGTTGTCTACCGCGAGTGGCCCGACCAAACGTCCTACATCGAGGGCATCGGTTATGCCGGCGAGTGGGCGCTACCGGATGGCAAGAAGCTCGACGGCAAGCCCGGACCCGCGCAGCAAGACTTCGGCTTCGGCCTCGAGCGCTACAAAGACGAAATCCTCCACGTCGAAGGCGGCGAGGAAATCTTTGAGCGCTGGATGGACAGTCGCTACGGCAACGCCCGCACGCTTGGCAAGGAATCCCCAACGACCCTCATCGACGAGATGGCCGACCTCGGCATGCTCTTCACGGCGACCCCGGGCGACAGCATCGATGAAGGCGTCAGCATGATCAACGATGCCCTGTCATACAATCCCGAAAAGCCGGTGGACGCCCGCAACCAGCCGAAGCTGTACATCAGCGAAAACTGCAAAAATGTCATCTACGCCCTACAAACTTACACTGCGGCTGACGGTAAAAAGGGAGCGACCAAAGACTTCATCGATTTGCTTCGTTACGTTTGTCTCTCCGACGCCATCAACGTCGAGGGCGACATCCTGCGCAGCCACGGAGGAGGCAGCTACTGATGACCATGTCGCCGCCATCCCCGCCCAGCCGCCTGCGCCCCGGACGCCGCGGCAGTGACATCCCGCGCTGCGGCATCTGTGCCAAGCCGCTTCGTATTGAAGACATCCACGGCCACGACACCCACCTCGGCCCTGCCTGCCGGGAATGCGGCCCGCACCTGCAGAGAGCCATCCATGCGCTTGAGATCATCGTCATGCGCCGCGGCTAATTCGCCATTCGCGAACAGCAAACACCTTATGTTCACCAAAACCAAAACCATCCCTACTGACCTCTACACCGTCAGCGAAGACTTCGACCGCGAGGGCGCCCTTGCCTTCAGCCGCGACCAAGCACCGCCCGCCTACCTCGCCGTCATGCTCGAGTTGCAAGACCGCATTGCCGACGCCAGCACGTTGGTCGCCACCATGGCCACCGCCAAGGAACCCGGCTACCTCGCCCACGCCGCCGGCCAGCTCAACGCCTTGCAGGAACTCTGGGACACCCTCGAGCAGCGCCGCACCGAAGCCTCTCGCTTAGTGTAAAGCCATGTTCCCGCTCGCACCCTTTCGGGTATAATCCGGCCGCTTTCCGGGCATTTATCCCCGATCGGGAACCCTGTTATAGAAACGGCTCTGTATTTGTAACGAAATCTGTAAGAAAAACAGCCCTGTTTTTCTTACAAGTCGCCGCTCGCCGACCCGTCGTTAACTGACAGATTGTTGCAAACCGTATAACTCGGCGCGTGTTATCCTACGCTTTGTATCAAAAACACCGCACAAAAGGTGACAGAAAGTGCAATCACTTGCGCAGAACTATAGCCGATCCTATCCACGCCAGTATCGCACAACGATACTATCATCCCTCTGGCCCCACGCTCCCGGCTCCCTGCTCTACGCTTTCCAAAAGAAAATGCTGGACATTTGTCCAGTAGTCGTTATACTGGTAGTATCAAAGTTGAGTCGTGCCCGCATGGCACACCGGTTTGATCGGACTGGCAGACGCTCTGCCTGGTTCCTACTTGAGAGGTAAAGCTCATGGCGACAGATAACGCGGCCCCGGCCGTAGATGTGGAAGATTTCGACGTTATGTCGATCAGCGAAGCGCTCGTCGGACTGGATCAACCAGCACCGGAAGCGGCTGATCAAAAGACCGACGCCGAAGAAGAAAAGCTCTCTGACAATGACGAGTCGGATGAATCCGAGGCCGAAAAGCCCGCGGAGGAATCCGAAGATG